AGGAGCGATAGACTGATAGATATCCTCTACTACTGTGTCTAATCTTTTCTTTGTCATACTGTTATTCCTTTTTCTGCGTACAGTTTCATATAGAAATCTGCAACTTTTTTAATTTGAGAAGGGGTTGCTTGGTTCTTAATTACGTTAGCTAGGCGTGATACTATAATAACATTCCCTTTTTCATAGCCCTTAGTATTATCTATTCGATCCATACTAGGGCTATTCTGCCAGTTCCCGTCACCAACTTCTAAGTGGAAGCCTAGTATGGGACAAGTATCTACCATAAGTTCTGCTATGTCCTCTATTACTATGCTACAGGGAGCTCCTCTTTTTTTAGATCTACGCCTTGCGTTTCCTAACATAATATGTAAGTGATCTCTCGACCCGCTTATACGCTGTAGACGTAGCAATCTCTTGTACATACATGCTTTACAATGTCTCCTAGTCTGCTTCTTATGCGGGTAAAAATCAATGATAGGTTTAGTTTCGTGACACTTGGTACATTTTCTAGTGTGTTTCACTCCAGTTACTCCCTGTCTTATACTCCCCTGTTAAGGGGCAGCGTAGGTTAAAATGCTCTGCTGCTTGTTCGATAGCCTCTACTCCTAGCTTCCCAACAAGATCTGCCTGATCTTCTTTCACCTGTACCTGCCACTCGTCATGTATATTAGCCACAAAGGTAGCGTCTAAGTTATCAGTTTTAATTTTATCATCAAGTAACATCAACGCTTTCTTCATAACAATAGCCCCTCCTCCTTGTAGTAAACTATTAAGGGCGGCGTGTTCGCTGCGGATATATATCTTTCTACCATCTATTCCTTTAAGGAATCCTCTTTTAGCTGCTTGCTGTACTCGTCTTGTAAGAGTTTTAAGTGCGGGTAGATTGCGGAGAAAGCGGTCTTTAAGTTTTCTGCCGTTAGCTCTGCCTCCACCAACCACTTTCCCAAGTTTCTCATCTCCTGCTCCGTATACAAAGGCATAGATGAAAGTTTTGGCCTTATCTCTTGATTGAATTCCCGCAAGATGTTGATTGATTGTGTGTATGTCTCCGTTAATAACATTGTTTATATACTCCTTATCATCCATATAATGTGCCAACATTCTCAACTCTAATCCGCTTGCGTCTATTCCTACTAGCTTATATCCTTCTGGGACAATCCAGCAAGCTCTACATTCCTTACCGTATTGGCTTCCGATATTAGGAACTTGTGCCATGTTAGGGCCACGGTGCGTCATGCGTCCTGTGATTGTGCCATTAGAAATGACACTACCATGTACTCGCCCGTCATCTTGTAGCTCATCTAACCATGAAGATAGTTGTGCTATCCGTTTCTGTAGCAACAAAAACTCAGCAATTAAATTAGCCTCCGGGATGTGCGCTATTTTCTTTAAGGTTCCCTCGTCTACAATAGGCTGTCCTGTTGGAGTAAATCTCTCAGGCTTCCATCCAAAGTCTTTAAGGTACTCGCCTATTTGTTTTCGAGATCCTAAATTAAATGTCTGCATTTTCTTACGTATGAAGGGGTTAATGTCCGAAGAAGATATACCATTGAAACTCTCATACTCTTCTAGAGTTAAGCCTCGTTTAGAAAGTACCCCGTCCTTTTTTATATAAGGCGTTACTAACTTATCATCTACTAATTTAGGCTTGAAAGTAAGTTGAACCTCCTCCTCTACTTCAGAGATGCGAGTCTTTAATGTAGCAAGAAACATCATGGCTTGCCTCTCATCAAATAAGAAGCCTGCTTTCTCCTGTCTATTTGTAATGTAGGTAACATCATGTTCAAGCTGAATAGATTCCTCGCTGAAACCTAATCCTTCTTTTAGTAAGCGGTGATAGACCATTTCATTTAAGCGTACATCCTGTACACAATAATCTAACATACTAGGAGTGTACTCATCGAATGTTATTGGCTGCTCTTTCTTTGGAGAACCTACCCGGTACCCCCATGTTCTAAGACTATGCCCGTTCTCTTGTGAAGGATTAAATAATCTCGACATGACTAGGGTATCTATTACCTGTCCTTGCAATTTAACATTATATAATTTTTCTACTACTGGAATATCAAAGCCTATAATGTTGTGGCCCATCAGTACGTCTGCTGTTTGTAGTAGCTTGATCCCCTCATCAATTTGATCGGGGCCAAACTTATGTACGGGGCCATCTAATTCTTTAATAACCATGCACCATATTTTAGTAGGGCGTAGTCCGTCTGTTTCTATATCGAATATAACTTTAAAAGGAAGTGTTTTCATTATCAAATGTCTCCTGATCTGTAATTTCAAGAAGTCGTCCAGTCTCCGCATTATACTTTAACGAGCAAGCCAGCCCAGTATCTCCTGTGTATCTAGATTTTAACACCCTTACCTTTGTGGTATTAGCTTCCTCTGGATCTAAGGCTTGTTGGTTACGCTCCAAAGCAATCACACAATCTGATAGCTGTGCTATACCTTGAGATCCTTTTAGGTGACTCAAGGAAACTTCAACGCCCTTCTCATGTCCTCTATCCCCTGCTGCTCTACGTAGATGGGAAACCAAGAGCATACCTACGTTTGTTTCTTCAACTAAACTTCGCAATCTATTCATTAACGAATCAATACCACGCCGTTCATCACTCTCGCTTAGTACATTTACTAGCATATGTAGGTGATCTACTACCACCCACTGACACTCACACCCTACAATGATATACCGTAGCTTAGAAAAGAACTCATCAATGTCTGTCACTCCTAAGTGAGAGTGGACAAAGACCCTATCCTTTTCGATGACACTATCAAACAGGGTGGTAAGTTGTTCATCGGAATAAGCCTTACGTTTTTCCGTAAGATACAACCTCTCATTAGCTTCAATAGATATTATACCATCTATAGTTCGCCATCGGTTTTCTTCGAGAGCTACAATACCTATGTTATCTTTAGTCTGTTTTATAAGCCAGTGTTCTAATTCCCTTACAACACTAGACTTACCCAGTCCGGTGCCTCCTGTGAATGTAACCAACTCACCTTGCCTTAGTCCGTACAACTTTTTATTTAGTCCCTCCCAAGGAAAGGAAATACTTTCTTTTTCTTCACGATGTAGCCATTCATCTTTTAAACTAGATAGCTCTACTATACCAGAGGGGGTATAAGTTTTAGCTTCCCACCATGCGTTAGTAAACTCTTGGAACTTTTTATTACGCAGCATATCGTTAGCATCTTTGTATCCATTAGGCCACGACATTATCTTTACCTTACCGGGCTTGAGTATACGTGCTACGTTAAGTGACGCTTCCCTCCCAGCTTTATCGTTATCAAAACACAGCACTATATTCTGAAAGGATTCTACAAATTCTATGCTCTCTCGTATATCTTTAACGGCACCTGCCGCCCCACGTTTTAAAGATACAACAGCCCACTTACCTTGGAACAACTCACTAACAGCCATCGCATCACATTCACCCTCTGTAATGGTAAGATACTTAGCTCCTCTGGCATTGAATAACTGTTCACCAAACAATCCAGTACCATCATACGTTCCTCCTGTAACAAAACCTTTATTATCTACAAACCTAGTCTTAGTACCCACAATTTCTGTGCCGTTGAAGTAGGGGTATATGTGCTGAACGATTTCTCCTTTAGGATTAAGCACACTACGCACCCCAAATTTAGTGGCAGTCTTTTTAGATATGCCCCTGTCTGTTAGGGCATTGAAGGTGCCAGTATAGGAATTTAAAAAAGTATTCTTCGGCTGCTTGAATGCGACAACCTGTTCATCCTTAGTTTTATTATAAGAAGGGAAACGAGTGGCGCAACTAAAACACCATGCTGACCCATCGCTGTTTAAAGATACTGGATCTGACCCTCCACAATTTGAGCAAGGTAATTTATGCTCCACGAAATTACTGTTCTCCATGAATTCTCCTCTTAAAAAAAGGCTAGGCACCTCACAAGGAAATGCCTAGCCAAGTAGAAAATTACTTATTCTTAATCTTCCTCCGTTCCTTCTTCTATTCGTGCTTCCGTACATTCTAATAACTTCTTTTCTAAAGTGTCTCTATACGCCCCGCTAGAAAGCTGTAACGCACTGACTATTATATCAATAACCGATACGGTTCTAATGATTGCGTTGCTTTCTAATAGCTTATTAGTATCTGCGATGTTGTCTGTCTCAAAAATAAGCGGGGCATCTTCTCCTTTATTAATTACAATCCGCATTTAAAATTCCTCCCCGTCACTAAAAAACTCAGAGCCATCCTCATTCTTATAAGGCACCAAGTCTACCACCTGCACAGCCTGTAAGTCTAGCCCCGTGTATGGCCCATACTGTCCCTCTCCTGAGTACTCGCTATACTGTACCCTAACTTTGGAACCATTGCCTACCGCTAAACTAATCTCCGCTTTATCAGAGTCTAGTAGTCTAGGTGCTGGCCTAACCCTACCATGAGGCCCGTTCACCTTACGCTTCACAATTAATGCTGGCCCCTCGTCCATCTGTTTTACTTTATGTCCACGGGAAGCAAACTCATTTGCTGTATCTTCATCAATCACTAAGTTCACCGTATACACAGGTTCAAATTTAGTATTGGGGGTAGTGATGCTGGCCCAATATGCTGTGCCTTCTAAAATTGCCATACTCTTATCTCCTAATTTATATTTAACTTCACCATCATTTCACAATTCGCAAAGGTACTATTTGTTTCTTCAAATACCAGTGCATCCACATACTGCTGAACAGCGACCAACAAAGCCTCATCTTCTGTCTTCGATTCTATATCCTTTAAAACTGTATCTCCTTTTTTTGTTATATCAAACCATACCACAAACTCATGTGCCCCTGCAAGTTCACTAGAAGTATCCTGAATAGTTCTTCGTAGTGAAGGAAGATGATCTCTTCGGTTGATTACAGTAGTCGGACACGATCCTATAGATTCAATCGCACTATCTACATCTTCTTTATTAACTGACGTAACCCCTGCCTGTATCAAAGTCAACTCATCCTGTCTATTTTGAAGGCCATCTATTTCAAAATTTAATACTTGGATAGTACTAATCACGGCTGCTATTCTCTCGTCCGTGTTTGCAATAACATTAGCCATCCGTCCATAGTCCTCGGACAGACTAGAAATCCTATCATCTGCTTGTTGCCTCCCTTCTTCTATGGTTAAAAGAAACGCCGTGTTGTTCTCTTCAATGGTGCCTCTCAAAGAGATTAGCGCCTGACTTACACCCCTTATATTAGTAATGTTATTTGATAGCCCAGTCCCTAGCCCCTCGTCAGCTTCCTTATACTCAGTCGTCAGCCTTCTGTATTGTGCTATAGACCTACGTTCTGTTGTCTCTATATGATCCATGATCTTAGGAATCATAACGTAGGCACCACCTCCTGTTATAATACAGGATGCAACCACAGCTACACCAAATACTTTTACTATTTTATATATCCTACTCATGTACTCCTCCTTATTTTCTATATTGTATCATACTTCTATTATTTTCTCAAGCTCTTGTTGAATTCTTGCCTCATTACCTGCTTCGCTCCTTAATTTTCTTAAAGGTTCTAAAGAATCCCCACTGAAATCCCATACTTGCTGATCTTTTTCCCTCGTTATTTTAGATACGCTTACCACTGTGCTTAAATTTACCATAGCATCTACGACATGGTACACGGAATTAGAATAAGATTTAATTGTTTCTTGATACCCCTCAATTATAACTTCTATAGTGTATTCATCCATAAATTATTATTCCTTTGTAGTTGCTGCCTTCGCTCATTAATTTCATTCAGTTCTCCTAGTGTTTTAATATGGGGGTTCTTCTTTAAGATCTTCATAATCCATTTGTCTGTCATGTAAGATAAGTTATTACAACTATGTTCATCCCCATAACTACCAGTAATCATAGAATTATAATGCGTTTGTTGTGGTAGTAAAGAATTAATAGTCTCTATGTTAATAGTCTCTGCTTCTTCTGGGCTAACTAAAGACTTCAGCCACTCTACTTGTAGTAGTTTAACTCTTGTTCTTAACTCTTTTAACTTTTTTGAATTCATGTTACAGCCTTTGTAAAATACCAATGACTAGGATAAATATAGCTAACGAATTTAGTACGAGCAATGCCCTATCTTTCCATAAGCAAGCTACCCAGAACCAGCCCGCTACTCCTGTTAAGGACAACAGCATGTCTAAAAAATTGGATAGCTCAATACTTCTAACTACCATTGCTGATATTAAGAATAAAGAAGATATCCATTTAACATACCATGATAGGCCCTGCTTAGGCGTTATAGGTGTATGGTCTTTCAAGGACTATCCTCACTAAAAATGGAAGGGAAGATTCTATTTAACTTAATAAGCATTTCATCTTGATTATCCTGTATCTCTGCTAGCTTATCTAATATATCTGAGTTTTCTTTTTCTAAATCTGCGACATCCCTCTCTGTCTCTACCCTAAACGAATCTAATTCATCTGTACTTTCTAAGAGGGAGACTACGCTTTTATCAGTAGTAGCTATAGAATTTTCTAAGTCCATTAGAAATAAATCTAAATCATGCATCTCACCTACCGCTGTCTCCAAGCGTTCTTCGTGGGAGACTAAGCTATCAAAGTGGGCGTGTCCAACTGCACGAAGTTTATTAATATCTTTTTGACAGGAGCACCCACACTTAACAGGGGTAGTAACTACTAAATCTGTGTCGCTATCTGTTTTAAGTATCTTCATCATCATCCTCCTCAATATAAAAAGTAATTTCTGAATAGTGATCTAAGTCCAGATGTTCCTGTGTCACTGTAGTTTTATCCTTATCTACGGTGCCCTCTTCTTTAAATGCATAGGTTGTGTGTATGTTGGTTAAGCGGCCGCTATCAATGGAACCCCCGTCTATTTCCCAATTATGTTTCTTCTTCATCAAATATATGAATGCTTCCTCTAAATCATAGTATGATACGGTAATCTCTGTCATTCTATTGTACTCCTATTGTTTTATATAAGCAATATCTCAGCAGTCATGTCGTAAATGAAATTCTTGGCATGACCCACAAAATAGAGTGCCTCCGTGTGTTGCCCAGTAATTATAAGCAGCTGCATCTACATTAAAAGATAGCTTACACTCATCACATTCTTCTCTATCATCATCCGGTTCCCCATAAATATGTTCCACATTAAACTCCTTCGTTATGTAACTGATCCTGTGCTGCCATCTTATTTAAATCTGTATTTGATATAGCATTATGTGATATAGATTGGAAGTATTGTAACATAATCCAACAGACACTATACGGCCATTGCAAATTCTCATCACATGGGCCATACTTATTATCTACACGATCAAGTACATATTCAACACAGTCCTGAAATAAATCAGGACGATCTTTAATATTCCAATACTCTTCGACTACTTCACTAACACTTTCTTTGAAGCTATCATTTTCTTTAAGACTCATGCTGCTATCTCCTTAATGATGTATTACAAACCCACTTGTATCTACCTTTGCTTTACCCTTTGCTTTCAAACCAACAATAACATTTTGTTCATCTAAAAATCGTAGGTCTGTTTCATCACCATCAATAACCTTTCTACCTTTGAAGCTACTAGGTAATGTACTCTTAAAAACTACTGCTATGTTAGTGCTAACACTATCAAATAATTTAGAGTACTTAGTGTTAGCTTCTGAGTAGCTCCAAGTTAGCTGATAATTAGATAGGCCACTGATCTTTCTAGTAGGTATCTTAGTATAATCATAGAACTGCACATCTGGAAAGACTTCAAAGATATTATTATTATTTATCTTAATAGTTTCCCATTGTATATCACTAGTACCATTCAATCTAACTGCTGGTAGCTTACCTTTTCTCTTACAGTATCTTTCAAACTTAGTAATATCCTCAACTAAATAATCCATAAAAATATCTTGAGCCTTTAAGAATAACTTAGTCTTACGCTTACGAGCTTCTTGAATTACATTAGTCGTTTCACCTTTCTTAAATATACCACCTCTACCTGCTGTATTTAAGCAAGCTGTCTTACAACCTGCAATATCTTGATAAGGACATATCTTAGTACTCTCAGGTATAAGATGTAGTATAGCTGTCAAGTACTTGTTTTTCTTATCACTTTTAATAGTCTTTGGATTACCACTAACTGTTAATAAACTGTATGTCATTTGCTATCCCTTAAAGTATTTATCCCATTCGTCTTTACCGATACCTAATTTTATAAAGTCTCTTTCCCAAAGTGTAAGATTAGGGAAAGCATCTTGTAATAAAGTACCACTTTCCCATGCATCTAGTTGCTTGCGAGTTACATTCAGATCATAAGTGTAGATTTTATTAGTTAAAATAGAATTTCGAGTTATAAACATAATTACTTTTCCTTTAGTTCATAAAGTTCATTATCTAAATCCCAATCAGCTTTATCACTAGCCCTTTGTTTCCTATAGGCTTTCACCTTATCCCTTTGTGTCTTAGGCTTATGAAACTTATCCATATTTTTCTTAACTGGATTCCTACTAGGCTTCATTACTAATCTCCTTAGTCCGATGGACTACTATGCAGCTATTGCCAATCCTTTAAAGACTTCTCTAACTTTATCTTGTCTCCTAACTTTAATAGCTGATATATTATTCTGTGCAGTTTTCTTACCAGAGGGAGCATGTGTAGCCCAATGAGTTATAGTATTATACACAGCCCATAGGTTACTACCAAGAGCTTTTCTTTCATCATTTAGATAATGATTAAATAGATTCACTAAGGTTTTATTACGGTATACTTCTGGCTGATCTAATAACTGAGAGGTACTTAAAGAATTAGAATCTATAGAAGTTAAGTACTTACAATTAGATACCTTACCAAAAATAGTAAGAGCCTCAAGAGAAGTTAGATCTACACTCTGCCACTCTTTCCAACGCTCTACTTCTTTCTCATAAACTTCTAAAGATTTAGATAATTTTCTAGCAGCGTGAGACATATTAAGACTTTTAGTATGCTTGGATTTATACATAGCAAAGTCTTCTATAAATACCTGACCATTTAAACATACCCCACGAACAGCCCCTATATCTATATGGAAACACCAACTACCGTCAAAACTATTCCTAGCTAGTATCTCTAACGTAGAAGGATCTCCCCTAGAAGTTTCTATTTGATGTGAAGGAAAACTATAACGAGCATAGGCTCTAGCTCCATTATGACTAACCTCTATAGTTCTTTTAATTCCTGTTAAATTAAGATCAGAGTTTGTTATAATACGTTCAACAGTTCTAAAAGCATCAGGGTGTTGGGCTACTTGATAGCCGTCACTAACAACAGCAATGCTTTCATTAGTGTCCTGTCTAACCAACGCTTTCTTATTAGAAACCTCATGGTCTGAAAACGTATCTTCAAGGGTAGCTGCTTCTCTTTCTTTCCATACCTTGTAATACAAAGGCTTAGGGTCTACATTAAAATTAGCTTTCCCATAGTCCCCTAAGTTATTTAAAACTTCCTGTCGAGGATTAATAGATGTAACATTAAACATTAGTTTATCTCCAGTATATTATTAATAAGTAACTTCAAGGATCTTCATAGTTTTATTAGTCTCTCCAATCTTAACAAACTTTTTAAACCAAAGCTCCTTCGTAGGTTTAGATAAAGATCTATGAAAAGAATATTTACCTATGTGAATACTTTGAAAAGTATTTCCCTTGGAGTAACCGTATCTATTTTTGATAGCTCTTACTTTAATAAAGCTTAGACCAATTATATTCCCAAGATTCCACATGGTTTTATATTTTATAGACACAGGCTTACGTCCTTCCGAGTACGTTACTTTCATTGTCTTCTCCTAGTTTAAAGTTTTTTTATAGTTTCAGATAACACT